TGTCCCAGATGCTGGACACCGTAGAAGAAATGCTCTGCATCACGTTGGAAATGGTGCTCTTGATGCTGTTCCAGATGTTAGATACCACCGATTGGATGGCGTTCAGAACATTGGAAACCGCAGAAGAAATCTGATTCCAGATAGACGATACCACAGAAAAAATGGCATTCATCACACTGGAAATTGTGCTGGAGATGCTGTTCCAGATGGAAGAAACCACATTCCAGATTGCAGACAAAACAGACGAAATGAAACTGGACACAGCATTCCAAACCGTAGTCACCACATCTTGAATTGCCGTCAAGACCGTGGAAATTGTATTGGAGATGGCATTCCAGATGGTTTCAAATGTCGTTCGGATGCCCTCTAAAATGGGCGTTAAAAATGCCACGATTGCATTCCAAATGGCACTGATCTTCTCCGAAATCCAGTCCATCACTCTGCCCACAATGATCTGAATGGCTTCAAAAATCGTCTGAAACAGATAGCCAAATGCCGTGATCAGCGGTTCTAAGGTGGTGTAAATGGCATTCCAAACGGTCGTAATGACGTTATAAATTGCCTGAAATACCGTAGAAACCACATTGTAAATGGCATTGAAAATCGTGCTGAAAAAGTTGTAGATCGCTGTAAAGATCGTGGTGAAGAAATCCCGAATCGCTGTAAATACGGTCGTTGCCACCGTCTGAATAGCAGTGACAATGGTGGTGAAGGTATTGGAAATAGACGTCCAGGTGTTGACGAAAAAGTTCCGGATTCCGGTAACGATTCCCGTGAAGAAGGAAGCAATGCTGTTCCATGTGTCCACGAAAAATGTCTTGATAGAAGTCCAGACTTCGTTCCAGCTTGTTCCGAACCATCCCAGTACCACATCTGCAATGCCTTTCAGGGTATTCATGATATTGTGGAACGAGTTGACAATGAAATTCCAGATAGAGGTAAAAATTCCCTTGATGCCGTCCCAGCACTGCTCCCAGTCACCAGTAAACAGACCGATCAATACATCAAGTGAGTTTAAGAGAATATCTGCAAATCCAGAGAAAATATTAGAGATATTCTGAAAGACACCTTCAAAAATAGGAGCCAGCAGATTGCACAGCCCGTCCCACGCCGCTTTCAGCACATCGGTGAAACTCTCAAAGTCGAATCCCAGAGCATTTAACCGATCAGTGATGCCCTGTGTCAATCCGGTAAAGGTGCTTTTGATCTGCTCCCAGATGGCGATGATGTTGCTTTTGAATTCGTCATTGGTTTTCCAAAGATGCACAAAGGCAGCCACCAGAGCGGCAACAGCTGCGATAATGGCAAGCAGCGGACCTAATGACACACCCAACGCTCCGGTAATGGCACCAATGCCACTTTGCACAGCCGAGAAAAGGGCAGGCAGTTTGGACACTGCGGAAAAGACTGTTCCCACGCTGGAGATGGTTTTTCCCAGTACCACCAGCATCGGTCCCAGAGCAGCAGCCACCAGTGCGATTTTCGCAATGGTTTCTTTAGTCTGCGGATCCAATTGATTCAGCTTGTCCACCAGTTCCTGAATGCGGGAAACAATGGAGCGAATGGTGGGCATTAGAATATCGCTAAAACTGATCGCCAATTCTTCCAGCTGAGATTTCAAAATGGTCACTTGTCCGGCAAGGTTATCCTGCATGACCGCCGCCATTTTTTCAGTTGTGCCATTGTAGCCGTCTACTGTATCCGAACAGGTGTCAATGGCATTGGACAGTTTTTCAAAATCCGCCGGAGAACCGTTGATGATCGCCAGCATACCGGACATCGCCTCTTTGCCAAACAGCGAGGCAGCCGCCTGTGCCTGTTCTGCCTCAGAAAGTCCGCCCAATTTCTGTCGGAGTTGTTCCATGAGTTCCCGTAAAGAATACATCTTGCCGGAACTATCTGTCAGAGAAATGCCGTATTGTTCCATAGCAGATGCTACCGTGCCTGTCGGCTTTGCCAGATTGGTAATGGCAGCACGCAGTGCTGTACCAGCCTGTGAGGATTTGATACCGGCGTTTGCCATCAGTCCGATGGCAATGGCAGAGTCTTCGGCAGAATAGCCCAAAGAGCCAAGTACCGGAGCGGCATACTTGAAAGTTTCACCCATCATGCTGACGTTGGTATTGGCATTGCTTGAGGCAGCCGCCAGAATGTCCGCAAAGTGTCCGCTGTCCGAGGCAGACAAACCGAAAGCGGTCAGAGCATCCGTGACAATGTCCGAAGTAGATGCCAAGTCCTCACCAGAAGCAGCGGCAAGATTCATGATGCCTTCGATACCGCTGAGCATATCGTTGGTTTTCCAGCCTGCCATGGCCATATAGTTCATAGCGTCCGCAGCCTCACTTGCAGAGAACTTCGTTTTACTGCCCATTTCACGAGCCTTTTCCCGGAGAGCATCCATCTCTGAGCCGGTCGCACCGGACACCGCTGCCACTTTTGACATGGCAGAATCGAAATCCGCACCGGTTTTCACGGCAATGGTTCCCAGAGCCGTGACACCAGCAGTGACGGGCAGCAGTTTTTGTCCAACACCGGAAATCTTGTCTCCGGCGGACTGCAGCGTTTCACCCAGAACGCCCATCTTTTCCAAAGCGGTGTGAGAATTGTTTGCTTCTGTAGTCAGGCGTTTCAGTTTGTTTTCGGTTTCGATGATTTCACGCTGCAAAGCATCATACTGCTGCTGGGAAATTTCACCATTTGCAAGAGCCGTATTTGCCTGTTCTGCGGCAGTTTTCAGCACTTCTAGCTTTTCCTTGGTGGCAGACACCGCATCTGCCAGCAGTTTGTGCTTCTGGGATAAAAGTTCTGTGTTGGTGGGATCAAGCTTCAGCAGCTTCTGGACATCTTTCAGCTGCATCTGCGTGCCCTTGATGTCCTTGTTGACACCTTCCAGTGCTTTGGATAGCTTGGTAGTATCGCCGCCGATTTCTACGGTGATGCCTTTGATGCGGTTTGCCATGCGGTTTCACCTCCCATTGTATTGCTTTTAATCTGAAAATATGCTATTATATCAGTGAAAGGAGTTGGGTATATGCCTTTTTACTTTACAAATATTTCATCTGCAATATGTCAAGCACTAAATTCAGCCCAAAATAGCGTGTTAATTTGTGTAGCTTGGATCGATTTTGACAGATATTTCCATGTGTTGGATGCCTTGCTGAAAAGAGGAGTAAAAGTTCAAGTCATAGTTACAGCATCTGCGAAAAATCATTCAAATCGTTTTTTAAATACTCTTATCGCTCATGGGATGGAATTTAAAGAAATAACTATGCCGAGAGTAATAAACCATATGCATAATAAAATAGCGATTGTTGATGACGAAACGGTAATTACCGGTTCTTATAACTGGACTAATAACGCAAGATACAATTATGAAAATGTGCTTATTGAAAAGAGAGTTCCATATGAGATTGCATTATTGAAATATGAAATCAATCATATCGAAATCCTAAATGCTGTCACAAGACATATCAGTAATCATAGAATACAATGTCCTCACGATGATTGCAAATCTAAAGCTAAGATAATACTGGTTTATGACGATGATAATTACATCTTAATGGCAAGTAAATGCACTCGTGGTCACCTTTGTAAATTCCATGAATCATTTTATGAAAGAGATGGACTGCTTGATACATTAGATGGTATTCACGATAAATACTCCAATTGGTACACAGACAATGAAATAATGAATGCTCCCATAGGCGAAATAATGGAAGCTAATCAGGCTATAGAATCATTTATATTAAATTCTTCATTACCCATCGCTTCAATAATGCATACAAGTATTTCTACAAATCATTTTTTTGATGAAGGAGAAAGAATATTGCGTGTAATATGGCAAGACAAGAATCTTTCTTTTGATCTGGAATACTCTGATTATGAAGACCTTAAATATGATTGATTAGAACGCATCAAAGTCCGCCTGTCCAGCCACCTCGTGCCAGCCGTCAAAATCATCGTTCTCACGTTCCGTGAACATATCATTGATAAGTCCAATCGTCAGCAAATCCAGCTCGGTCATAGAAAGACCGAGCTGTTTGCATCTCAGGAGAAAAAGCGGAGTTGTCATCGGGCGGTCAGTCTGGCGATGTTTTTTTTAGACTTGACCTGTGTTTCTACATTCAAGCCCCAGAGGTCGATCAACTGCGGCAAGATCTCATAAATGCTGAACGTGTTAAACTGCTCCAGCCACTCGTCCGGTGATGCCGGAATGGCTGCATCGGCGTGCTTCGCCATGATGTATGCGATGTTCTCGAACACCTCAAGGCTTTCAATATCCAGTGCGGAGGATTCCTCTGTATTTTCTCCCACAGACTTTTGCAGTGCTGCAAAATCCTGATAAATATCTCTGCGAAATTTCAGGCGATATAGTCTGGGGACTGCCGCACTTGCCTTAAACGGCACATCAATACCATCAATGGTGATGTTCTTCTGAATTGCCATACTGCCACCTCCTTACGCTTTCACAGTGGTCTTGGAAGTCGTTCCGGCTGCCGGTGTGTATACGTTCTTGTACCAGCCATCATAAGTAGAAGCATCTGTGGATTCACAGGTCTTTGCCTTTACCAGACCGTTCGGCAAAGCCGAAGCCTTGATGGAGATGGTTTCTGTTTTTACTTCCTTGCTGTCCTCGGTAGTCTGTCCCTCTGTTGCCGGACGTGAGGCGGAACAGCAATAGAGAACATGGCGAATCTTTCGCTTATCTCCGGTGAATTCAAACAGCAATGCAAACTGTGATACCTCATCATCATTTCGTTCCACCAGAACACCGTTGCTGTCCAAGATTTCTCCCAGAATATCTGTAGAGAAATCTGTAGGAATCAGGGCGATTTCCAAATCACCTTCATAGCCAGAATTGTTGGAAATTACGTAGTATACGATGTCGTCGGCATAAAAATTTTCGTTTTCGCCGTTTGCATCAATGGAAATGGAAACCGCACCCGGCAGACGCACCGGATCCACATAGACTGGTGTCAAATTGGCTCCGCTGGCATCGGTTACCCAGTCCTTGATTTTAGCGTAATGTACATTGGTCAAACCGAATTTGACCTTGTTCTTTTTGTTTGCCATAGGACTTAAACCCCCGTTTCGTAAAGCACTTCATAGAGCCTTTCTGACTCTATCCAGACTTCTGATTTTGTGTAGTAGATCTCGTGACGTTTCAGAATCTCTTCAATCTGATTTTCCAGTTCAGGATTCTTAACGTCTGTGTAAAGTTCAATGTCCAGCATCTTAAAGCTAAAATACATGGAATTATCCGCAGAAAATGTATTCTCTCCGGGAGATAAAAACAGCAGAAAAGGCGGTACGGGGCTTTCACCCTCGGCAAAATGATGATAGGCGAAAGGCAGCCCCGTTTCTTCCATCATTTCTGCAATCTGTTCGTATGTCATGACAAAGCCCCCTCAATCAAATGCTCCAGCAACTGCACACCGTTTTCTTCTGCAGGAGCAATATGCGGTTTGCCGGATACCCGACCACCGCCACGCTTGGCATGTCCCTTTTCCAAAAGGTGTGCCAGTTGATATCTGTTTTTAGAATGTACTGTCATCTTCAAAGAGTGACTGTTTTCGCCAGTCTTTTTTGTCGCCCAACTTTTTGCATATTTTCCAGTGCCCCTCGGAGCATTGGCGGAGATTTCGTTTTTCACTTGCGTGGCGGTTTTCCGGACAGCCTTTTTCATGGCAGTATCCGCAAGGTCTGCATATTCCTGCAAGCCCTGCATGATTTCCTCCGCAAGATCGTCAATACTGGTCATTTTGCCCTGCCTTTCTGGCTTCTGCAGTAATTTTCAGATAATCCTTGTGCAGATAATCCGGTGTAATACCGGTGATGTCATAGACAGCCCCCTGAAATAAAATCCGGTTCGCAGACGTGGACGGCATCCAGTGCTGGCTTTGCCGAATGAGGAATTCCAGTGTTTGTGTTTCTTTGGTTACGCCAGCTTCCGTATTTTCTACGGAAGATTTCAAGGTTGCCCTTGCCCAACAGGAAAAAGCTTCGTCCCACACAGCGGTGTGATTGCCGATTGCATCGGTAACAACACGACTTTCCAGAAAGGTGATTCGCTGATTGAGTGTTCCAATTTCCATCAAATCACATCCTCTCGCTGTGCAAACAGCATGGCACGAAGCGTTAATGTCAGCTTGGAAAAGTCTGCGGTATTGCGGTTTTCATAAAGATAGGAAACCGTGTAGAGCATTGCTGTCCGTACCACATCTTCGTTTTCTGCCAGCTGTGTTTCATCCATTCTGCCCACATCCATGACCAGCTGTTTTGCTGTGAAAATCAAGGAAAGCAGCAATGGATCATCGTCCTCAAAATCAATCCGCAGATATTGCTTGACTTCCTGTAAAGTTACCACCCACTCCAACCCCTTTCTCTGATTACGCTTTCATGCCAAGTGTCTTTACGGCTTCGGTCAAAATCAGTCTGCCATCGACACGCTGAGATGCGAGAAATCCAACCTGACCATTCATTGCAAATACTTCATTCAGTCGCTTAAAGGAACGTCCCTGACGGTCGCCGATCCAATAATAGCTAAAATCTCCAAAAGCAAGGCACTTTGCACCTGCCTTGATCTCCGGCACATAACTGGAAGTGTAGTACGGACGGTTCAGAATGGTATCCGGCACGCCTGCCTGCACAGACGGATTCCAGATATAGTTTCCGGTGCTGTCTTTCAGCTTACGAAGTGCCTTTACTGTGGAATCGTTGAGAACCCAAACTGCCTTTTTGCGATATGGGCTTCTCAGAGAATAGAACAATTCCAGAACATCATCGAAAGTGATATTTGCAGTACTGGTAGTTGCTCCGCTCTCTGCACCACCCGTTGCAGCAAAGATACCAGTCGGCTTGCCCTTGCCGTCACCAATGAAAAATGCCTCTTCTTCCTTTGCACCGATTCTTCTTGCAAATTCCTTTGCAATATAGGACGGCAAATCAAAAGCAGCATCATTCAGCAGTTCCTCAGAGATCTTAATTGCCGTGCCGACCTTGTACGCACCGAGGGAAGCCTGTCCAAAAGTATCATCCGACAGCTTATATGCGTCCTCCTCATCCATCCAGGCAGCTTCGCCCTTAGAAGTAACGATGGGAATCTTTCGATCACCGGAGGAAGTTTTGATAACAGTTGCCAGCTGCCGGAAAATGTTTTCTTCGGTCAGGGCTTCTACCAGCTTCCGTTCAAATTCAGACGGCACAAGATAGCCGCCCTCAGTATCTGTACCAACCTGCAGGTCGTTTCGGACATCGTAAAAATTGCGGTTGCGAATGCTGTTCCAGAAAGCAGTACGATATGCATCAGATGCAATCCCTGTCTTGGTATCGCCGTGAATGGCTGCGTTCGGCTTGTCCTGAATCGGCGTAGAAGTGGGCTTGTTCATCTCCGCTTCAATCTGAGCCTGTCGTTCCAGCCGCTGGATTTCCTTGC